AGTATGAATGACTTGAATGATTTTTATTTGGAAATGCGAGACAAACACGATATTGTAATTGTTTCTGATGAAATTGGAAAATCTAAACCGGCGTCTCTCTTTTTTCTATCAAAATTCGGATGTTTAGTTGAAGGTGTAAAATTTTATTCTGAATCCACCCTTGATAATCTGTGGAATTCAGTCGATATTTTACTTACCGCAAATCCTTCATTATTATTAAATTACCCTAAAGGGAAAATTGTTATAAAGTACCAAACACCTTATAATACTGAATTGGAAGTGGAACATAAAATTGTTAAGTTGAAAGAACTTAAAACTAAAATAGAAGAAATATGTTAAAAGTATTAGGTGAAAATTATTTTGTAGACTTAGACGAAATTGAAAAATTTTTAGATATGTCTGAAGAGTTTCCTAATGAACCGATTTCGGGGAATACGGAAATTAGAATAAACATTGTAAAATTTGAACTCGTAAAAATGTTATTAGAAGTTGTATTGAGTGAACAGGAAGAAATTGACGACAAGCTAGGTCTGAAAAGTAATATGAACATAAGTATCCCATTCAAGATAGCATTCAACAGTCTATTAAATAAAAAATTAGTTAATCATTATTAAAAATGGCAAGTATAGAAAAACAAAAAGTTCAATTGTCTATTGAGAATTTGAAAAATAAAAATGCAAGAATTTATTTTTTTACTCAAGACACTAAAGGTAATGCTAGAGCTTCTATCAGATATATCTATCAGATGGCTATGGCAGTCAAAAAAAACGGATACAATCCGATAATTTTACACGAAAAGAATGACTATGTGGGTGTGTCCTCTTGGTTAGGACAAGAGTACATGGATGAGTTACCACATAAATCAATCGAGGGACAAAACTTAGAAGTTTCTCCTGAAGATTTTATAGTTATTCCTGAAATATTTGGTTATGTCATGGACCAAATCAAAAAAATCCCTTGTGCTAAAATTGTACTTACTCAAAGTTATAGCTACATCGTAGAAACCTTACAACCTGGGCAGAATTGGGCACAATTTGGCGTTTACAAATGTATCACAACATCGGAAAGTCAAAAAAACTACATCGACAAAGTGATGAGACAAACAAGTTTTGATATTGTACCTCCGTATATAACAGAAAACTTTACTAAAAGGGATTTACCTCCAATGCCAATAATTGGAGTTCATACTAGAGAACAGAGTGATGCCATAAATCTGATTAAGACTTTCTATCTGAGATTCCCACAATACAGATGGTTTACGTTCAGAGACATGAGAGGTCTACCTGAAAAAGAATTCGCTAATGTTTTGAGAGAATGTTTTTTGAGTGTTTGGATTGACAACAGCAGTGGATTTGGAACTTTCCCATTAGAGTCTATGGCTTGTGGTGTTCCTTGTATGGCTAAAGTCCCTGATATGAAACCTGATTGGATGAATCCTGATAATGGTATTTGGTTGACAGACGTAACTATTATGACTGAATTTATTGCCGATTTTATTCAAAATTGGTTAGAGGACAATATCAGACCTGAACTTTATGAAAACATGGAAAAAACAGTAAATAATTTCAAAAATAAACAAGAATTCGAAGCAACTGTCACTAACCTATTCGGGCAATATTTCACAGGCAGAGCAGAAGCATTCGAAGAACAATTAAGTAAACTTGAAGATTAAAATGGAAAAAAATTTAGATATATCAGTAATATTACCAATTAAGTCAGCAAAGGCTAAAGACTTTTCGGATTATTTCAAAAAGGCAATCGATTCTCTATCGAATCAAAAGCATCAAATCGATGAGTTAGTAATTGTTCATACACAAGAAGAAGAACTTATCAATTTCCTATCAACCTATGATTTTGGGACTCTAACTGTTTCGAAATTTTTATGGGATAAAAGTCCGAACTTCTGTGAGCAAATTAACTATGGTGTTAAAAACTCCAAACATGAATGGATTTCAATTTTCGAGTTCGATGATGAATATTCCGGTATTTGGTTTGATAACGTAAACAAATACATCAAGTCTTATCCCGATGTTCAGGTTTTCCTACCTGTAGTGGTTGAAACCGATGAGAAAGGTGGTTTTGCCGGATTTACTAACGAAGCAACGTTCGCAGCAAATTTCACTCAAGAAATGTCGATTTTGACAAATGAAACTCTTCAAGAGTATCAGAATTTCCAAACTTCTGGTTGTGTAATAAAAAAGAGTGTCATTGAAAACTTTGGTGGTTTCAAACCTTCCATCAAATTAACCTTTGTGTATGAATTCTTGTTAAGACTTACCTACAACTCAGTTTTAATTATGACAATTCCTAAGCTTGGATATAAACATACTAACTTAAGAGAAGGGTCAATATTTTGGAATTACAAATATGGTCAAGACAAATTAGTTGAAGATGAGGTTAGATTTTGGGTTTCAACTGCAAAAAAAGAATATTTCTTTGTTGAGGACAGAACCATAAAATATCAACCAGAAAATGGATAATGAGCGAAACACTTTCTGCTTTAACAGAAGACGTTTCATCCAAAAAAAGGGGTAGAAAATCCGTTAAAGAAAACTATTTTGATGTTAGAGAAGAAACAGCAGTAAAAAACTTTCTGTTAGCAACTTCTTCTGAGGAAAAAAATAAAATCTATAACGAGTTTCTCAGGGCTCCTTTGGACAAAATGATTTCGTCTATTATAAGGAGGTATAAACTTTATCGCAAAGATATGGATTTTGTCGAAATCCATACGGATACACATTCTTTTTTGATGACCAAAGTTGACAAATTTAAACCATCAAAAAACAAAAAAGCTTACTCATATTTTGGTACTATTTGTAAAAACTATTTGATGGGTCAAATTATCAAAGACCAAAAAGAGACAAATAGAAAAGTTTCCTACGAGGATATATCCTCAACTATCGAAGAGAGGCCAGATATGACTTATAGAATTGACGAAGAGGTAATGGACACAAATTTAATCCTACAAGGATATCTTGAAGAACTACAAATTTTTATCAACAACGAAGGTTTAAATGATAATGAAAGGAAATTAGGGTTAGCCTTAGTAGACCTATTCAACAACTACGAAACAATATTCTCAGGTGCAGAAAATAACAAGTTCAACAAGAACGTAATCCTCTTATCTCTGAGAGAAATGACAAATTTAAGTACTAAAGAAATAAGAGGCTCTATAAAAAAATTTAAAAAACTTTATCTAACTATTCAAATGAAGTTCAAAAATCAATGAAAAAATATTTATTGATATGCCTAGACCTCAAAGAAAAGAAATCAATTTTACCAAAGACTCAATTTTAGCGTTATTACAAGAAATTTACAATGAACTTGTAGAGCAGCGTAACACCGCTATAAGAATACAAAATAAAATGCTACAGATGTTGAAGGACCCTGAAGATATGACAACAATTGGTCCTGTTATCGAAAAGCAACAAAAAATTATCAATGATTGTGTCGAAAAAAAATTGAGTTTATCTAAACTACAATCCTCGATTTGGGAAAAATCCAATTCGTCTACAGAATCGTTTACACTATCTGATTTGGATGATGATTTGATTCAAAATCTAATTGAAAAGGATGTTTCCAACGATGAGGAAACTTATAAAATGAGATAAAATGCAACAAACACCTACTGTTGATTTAGCAAATTCCTCCAAAGATACTGGTGAACAAATATCAGCAATTAGCGCATTTGTTGAAGCAACCTCAAAAGTACAAGAATACAAAAAAAAACTTGGAAACCCACTTCAAAAATCTGTTGACCAATTAGCCACTCAGCTTAATAAAATAAATAAACAACAGAAAAGATACCTAAGAAGTACAAATACCTCAACGGATGAACTATTAAATCTCATTGGGTTGACTAGAGGTAAAGGAGGTGACACCTATAATGAACTGAGAAAAATAATACTTCAAGCCGCAGCTAAATGTGAACCCGAAGTCAAAAATATTATTTCTGATGAGTCAATCAAAGCGATAGGTTGTACACAAGAACAAACATACAGTGGTATTTCACTTAACGACCTAACATCAACACCTTTACCACAACTACCATTTTCGGCGTGTACTACAATACCTGTTCAGTCTTTGGACATAATTACATTAGCGAGTGGAATGTTAAAATTGGAGCTTGACAATCCTATAGCTAAAATTCTCTACGAAGTAAACAATCCCTCAGTAGTACCAGGTGTATACAGACCATACGGAGGTAAAGAACCCTTTCCAATGAATAGGACTTTGGGTTTGTTAACACAAACACCTAATTATTCATTCAAACAAAATACAGGTCAAATATATCAAGGTAAGGGTGGTCAACCTCTAATGGATATAATGTACACCAACGTGAATGAGTACGGCGTAACAGGAGATTATTACAAAATAGCTTTGGTAAACAGAAGTGGTAGTACAATATCGTCAAGTGGAATAGTGACAGGCTCAACAGCAAACAAAATCCACACATGGTTGGAAGATTATTATGATACAATCAAGTTATTCGATACTGCCGATATTGGAACACAAATTTGTCAACTTATTCAAGGGTACATGAGTATGCAATTGGGAATGGGTTCGGGAGAAATACAAAAACAATCAGCATTTTACAAAATAGCAAGTAGAATTTTAGGACTTTGTTTTGACTCCAAAAGTGAAATTGACGTAAGTGGAATTGCCAAAATCGCAGAACTTGATGGTGTGGATGAAACATTTTTTGAACTAACTGAAGTAGATTTAAGAAACATTGATAATACCATTTCAAATATACAACAAGGGGTAAATCAATTCACAAGTTGTGACAACGTTAAATTACCAATTAATTTTAAAAATCTCACGGAACAATTTGTAGATTTTAAACTAAATTCATCGGGTCAAACCATCGAACAACAGGTTAATACGCTGAATAGTATTATCGAAAGTATTTCAAATAACCCTGATTGGAGGATTTATACAAATTCCAACTTTTTAGGTGGAGCTGAAATTGACAGAGAAATTTTCAAACAAATCGGGTTGGCAGTAGCTTCGGCAGCATTGAGTCCTAAGATACTTTTACCCCTTTTCGTAATGTATAATTATATCCAATCTCAGGCCGCCAATACTTACTACAGTGCTGTTACCTCAGCAACCACATTTTCCATAACAGGTTTGACAACGGCATCAGGCGCAATAAACAACATTGTTACAGATGGAGTTTCATTTCTTAAAATATTCAAAAAATTTAGTATAAACGTAATTTCAAGAATAGGGGCTATTTTTGTGAGAGAACTTTTCAACATATTGAAAAAAGATATTTTGAGATTAACAAACATTGCTCTTAGAGAAATACAAAAATCTCAAAATCAATTGAGGAATGCCAGATTGTTGAGACTATTAACAATTGCGAGTGCTGCGGCTGCTATTGTAGCGAGAGGGTTTTTCGACGCTAGGAAATGTAAATCTCTATTAGATGAAATAAAAGATTTATTGAACCTACTTCAAACCGCAAATTCTACTTCAGCAAAACCAAGAAAAAAAATATCGGCACTAGCTATGCTCTTTTCCGATATTTTACCAGGTGAGTCGCCAGAAAGAGCAACTATAAACGGTATAAAATTTTTACAAGAATTTGGTATACCCACTTTCACTCTACCTGATGGAACACCAAACTTAATGGTTTTATATGGGTTGGCATTCCAAAGAGGGGATAAACTTGAAATGAACACTAATGGTGTTTCGGACACAGTGTTGATACCAGGAAAAACGGGTAATCCACCACGATGGGTGACGGTACCAAGATAAAATATGAAACAAGAAATAAAAAATATAATTTCAGAATTATCGAATATGAAAAATCTTCCCAACCAGAGGATTATTGATAACTTAGAAAAATTAGCCGATGAATTTGAGGAAATAAAAAAGAACCTTATCGACCTAACCTATCAATTAGATACTGTGGAAGAAAGTTATAATAAGTTTCTCAAAGAATATAATTCAAGAGTAAATGGATAGTAGACCGATATTTTACCAATGTGTTGTTATTGACAACAAAGACCCGTTGATGCTGGGTCGAGTCCGTGCGCGTATAAGAACAGACAACTATGAGGATATAATCAAAAGTGTTGAAGGTTGGAATCCAGAGACTGACCCTTGGACAGCAAAAGACCCTTTTATCTTCAATCCTTTACTACCATACTTCGTGTATCAAATTCCCGAGCAAGGTGAATTTATTCAAGCGATGTTTGTAAATAGAGATTTCAAATATCAAAACCAATATTACGTACAAAATGGATTTTATTCACCGAATTCAGTGTTCAATCAAGATAATGTTGGAGGTGATAAATTTACCGGTACTGGTATGCAGTACAAATCACCGAAAAATATAAAAAACAAAAATGGAACTTACATAAACCCAGCAAGTTCTGGTTTATATCCCGAGCCAGGAGACAACGCGATATTAGGTAGGGGGAATGCGGATTTAATTGTAAAAAAAACAGATTTATTACTTAGAGCCGGAAAATATAGTGACACCCCACAATCTAACATAGAGTTTGCTGGAAATGTAAACAGGGCTTTTTTACAATTGTCGATTTTTGATTCGATAAAAAAAACTAATCCAGCCAAAACTTACTTTACAGTTAGTAACCCCACTCTACAAGTGAAATACTTAATCGAATGGGTTATAACCAACCCAGAAAATACTGCCAACAAGTTTTGTGGGTCTGTCTATCTGTATCAGTTAAAACCTAGTACACAAACTAATTCTACGGAGCTTAGTGTTTCAAGTGTGATTCCTGAAAATCTGAAAACAATAATAGCCCAAGAAAACTTTTTTGGTTTACCTATAAGTGGTTCGACAGGTGTTACAGCTTTTATAAATTCCTTCATTAAAACCTGTAATGACAAAGATGTTTCCGCAACAGGTGAGAGACTTTTTTATGACCCAACAAACAAATTTCCCATTTTCTTCAGACCCTCCAACGACACCTATTCCTATTTAAACCCTTCAGTTCCAAAAAGTGGGTTCCAAAACGTGCCGAGCCCTGTTTGTCCACCTGGAATGATTCAGGACATACAAAGAAACGTTAGTCAAATTTTCAATAACATAAAATTAAATACAAATGACTCACCAGGTTATGGGTTAATTTGGAAAAAGAACACCGTTGGTACTCCAGAAAAAATAGAAAAACAAGAAACCTCTACGGAAGTTTGGGTATCAGGTTCCACAACTATCAACGCCCTTGGTTCAGATTATCTGTTTTTATTGACACATAAAAACGACAAATACAGGGAACAAATAAATTTGAATAATACTCTTTATGGTATTTCGGGTTCTACTTTTTTTGAAGAAATTTTCCCAAAAACATCTAGTAGTGTGAGAGGGGAAGAACTAATGGAATTGTTGAATTTGATTGTCAGGTTTTTAATAACCCATACCCACGCCTATCCAGGATTACCACCGGTATCAATTACTCAGGACAAAACAAGCGTTGAACAGATTCTAACCGAAATTCGAAGCGCCTATACAAAAATTTTGAATAAATATATTCGATTGAATTGATATTTATATGAAAAATAATGTCAATTCTAAGGTCATATATAGACAAAAATAATACGATAATCTCAACGTCGTATGTTAACACCGGAAGGAACCCTGTAGTTCAACTTAATTTCGGTATCTCAGATTTTGTTGTACCCAACGCAGGATACTCAAGATATCTTTTCAACATAGATTTAGGTTTACTTATCAACAATATTCAACAAGGAATTATTTCTACAGGGTGTACTTCAGCAATGACCCACACATTGTACATGACAAATACGTCAACATTTGATAATGAGTTACTAAATACCTTTATGTCTGACGACAGAAGAAGAGCAACCTCTTTTGACCTGATATTATTCAGAATACCGAATGTATCGGGAGAAACGGGAAACCCACAAGAATGGGATGAAGGTGTTGGTTTCGATTATAATGACTTTAACCTAACCAAAAACTCAGCATACGGCGGGCAAAACCCTTTGACGTATGTTGATTCTAGGGCATTCTCCACCAGACCGTCTAATTGGTACCAAACAACGACTATCTCCGATTGGTCGGAGCCTGGAGTCTATAATAATTTAAACCAAGGAAACGTCAATTATTCACAATTACACATAGTAGCCAGACAACACTTTGAGTTCGGTAATGAAAATCTCGAAATGGATATGACTAATGAAATCAATGGTATACTCCAAGGTACTATCACTGGTGTTACAGGGTGGGGTGTTGCGTATGTTCCACAAATTGAAAATATAACAGGACTTACAGAGTCGTATAGTGTCGGATTCTTTTCGAGACATACTCAAACATTTTACCAACCCTACCTACAAACAACTTATGACGATTTAATCGAGGATGATAGGAATAGATTTTTAAAAAACCAAGTCAATAAATTATACCTCTATGTTTTTCAAAATGGTGATTCCGCAAACTTGGACGAATTACCATTTGTAAGTATTCAAAATAGAGATGGCACCGTTTTCAACGGTTTATCAGGCTTGACAACTTGTCAAAGAACGAAAGGTGTATATGAGGTTGAAATACCCAATTCTTTTTCGGGTTCAGCCGCTCCTTGTATGTTTTATGATGTTTGGAGTAATTTGAAAATCAATGGACAATTTTTAGGTAATGTGAAAAATCAATTCGTATTACAAAACTATTCTGCCGGTATCCAAATTGGAACAAACACACACGAACCTGAAAAATTTGGTTTTGACATATATGGTATTCTTCAAAATGAAAAAATACTGACTTCAGATATAAGAAAAGTCGGAGTCACAATCAAAAAAGCCTACACAGGACAACAACCACTCGATGGAGTCACAGCTTTTTACAGAGTCTATGTTAAAGAAGGAACCACAGAAGTTCAAGTACAGGATTGGACTCCAATAAATAGAACGCCAAATGAGTATTATTTCATGTTTGACATGAGAGATAAAATTCCGAATCAATATTATGTAGACATTCAGGTGAATACTTCGGGAGAGAAAGATACTTATAAGAGACAATTAACTTTTGAAATCGTAAACAGAAAATGAGAAAAATTGTAAAAATAACAGAAAAAGATATTTCTAACCTTGTAAAGAAAGTCTTAAAGGAGCAAGAATCTCCCAATTATATGTTCTTTAGTAATTTAGAGCAAGTTATTAGACAAGCCAATTTGTTATTGGAATTGGACCCCAACAAGGTTGACGAGATAATTCTCGGAGGACATGACTGGGCAGCTGACCACATTACGGTTGCTAAAGAGAACATGGACCAAGTTTTCGATTTTTTGATGAATGAAATCAAAGGTTCCGACCATACTGACCAAGAAGAAATGGTGGGTGATGAAAACATAACAGAGGGTAGAAAAAAAACGGGAACTAAATTGTGTTCAAGAGGAAAGGCCGCCGCTAAAGCTAAATTCAAAGTCTACCCAAGTGCGTACGCTAACGGATATGCTGTACAGGTTTGTAAAGGTAAAATGCCAGGTACTGATGGTAAGAAAAAATGTTCTGCCCCGTATTGTTGATTCAGAAAAATTTACTACTTTTGTTGAATGGAAACGAAAACCCTCGGATACCTTCCTAAAATTCTATTCAAAGTTTATTTATACCTCAAGGATAAGTTCGACCCAAGACCCGAAGTAACTTTTGAAGAAAAATCTTGTGTTGAGATTTGTGAAAAACTAATACTTTCACCTAAATCTAATCTGACTTTTGCTCCAAAATCATTTAAGAGATTCATAAAAAATGATGAACATAGTATGTTCATCGTTATCGAGAATAGAGTCATCAACATCATTAATCATGTTTATAGTTATAGTGTCTACGTTGAAAACACGGAAATTTATTCTGACCTCTTAGAAAAATTTGATGAATCCCTTGAAATAAGAAGAAATAATTTGGAGAACGAGATTAGAAATAATATCCAACATTCTCTAAAAAATATTTTAGAAAAAGTTAATCAAAAGACTCTTTGATTATTTTCATAATGATATCTCTAACAGACTCCTTTCGAGGTTTGTAAGATGTCATCGTTGGTTTGTTGCCCGTACCAATTTTTGGGTCTGATTTTTCAGCCCTTCTTTTTTGTTGACACGCCGCTCTTTTTTGAGAATCAGACATTTTTCCAGCAACTCCCGCGGCTCTGCACTTAGGGTAACTTTTTGTGTCAGCCTCTTTTCTACCACAAGGGGGATGTTTTCCATTCTTATCTTTCCTACAAATATTAACCCAAGGCCCTTTTGGTTGATTGGAACCCTTAGGTTTTTTTTTCGTTCCGAACCAAACGGCTAAATCCTCTTTCAAAACCTCCTCATATTCCGATTTGGGGATGTCTGCCATCTTCTTTATGTAGTCAGGTGTTCCAGGTACCTCTGACCCTTTGGGTGAATACCCATTTAATGGATTTCCGTCCTCATCGTTCTGAGAAAAAAGTGCTTTTGCTCTATTTGCTTTTTCTTTAGAATTCATTTCGTTTTTGCGTATAACTTCCTGACTTCTTTCCATATTTCCATCGTAACTATCATATGCGTTCATGGCACTTACATAATGAGACACTGGTTGACTGAATGGTTCTAATACTTCTTTTTCCCATAACTGTGGTGCTAAGACTAAAGGAATTTTCATTTTTCCACTAGAACCTGAACCTGTGGCTTCTTTTATGAATCTTTTTTCCATATATTTGTACTAAATAAATATCTACAAAAATGACAGATAACGATTCCAAAATAATCGGACACCTATTTGGTAGTATTGGATACAAATCAGATGTCCATCTCAGAAACCTAATTGATGAATTAACACCTGAACAATCCATTTTTTTTATTAACAGAGCAATTGAATATTGTTATTCAAAAGGTTCTTTTTCTTTGGTTGAATCTGAAATTCTCTCAAAATCTTTATTTTTTGTCAACTCTAATTTCAATGAACCCGAAACGAAAAAAGAGAATGAATAAAAAAAGGGTCCCGAAGGACCCTTTTATATTTAGGTTAGACCATATTATCTCAACTCTCTCAAGTCAAATGTTCTAACTCCATCAACTGTAATTCTACCATAGAAACGGTTGTTAACCATTTTCTTAGCGTATCTAGTCATGATACCCTTGATAGGTGTGAAGTTGAATGGGTTGTACATTGTTGGAGTAAGTTGTAAAGGTACGTATGGTGCGTAAATGTAACCTGTGTCAAGTAAAGATGTACCTTTGTGTCCCATTAACACTTGGTTTGGTGGGAAGTAAGGGTCTCTATACACTTGATATCTACCAGCTAAAGTACCAACTCTTTCGATACCCATATTGTATTGGTCTTGCTCAGGAGCTGCGTTTGAAACGTGGAAATACTCCAAGTCATCAAAGATAGCACTGATTTCAGATGAAACAACAATCCAGTTAGCACCACCTCTTAAAGTAGACTTATGGATTTGAGCTGAAATTTGGTTAATTGCTGTGATAAGAGTTTGGTTCCAGTCTTTCTGTGTGTATGAAACAGCACCAGTACCGTTACCTAATCTCTTCCAACCGTTGTAATCCCATCTTAAGTTCCAAGCTGCACCTTTTCTAAGGTCTCTCAAGATTTCTCTATCGATTTCAGCCGCAACTTGCTCAGACAATAAAGCTGTTAATTCAGCCTCAGCATCAATGTTGTGGAATGCCGCAACGTCTTGAGCCATTTCAGGAGACCATTGAGCTCTTAATTTTCTTTCAGTCACAGAAACTGTTACTGACATAAGGTCAAATGATACCTCACCGATTTTATCTTCGAACTCAAGATTCTTGTAAATTCTGTAAGTTCCGATAAACGCAGTGTTTTCTGTTGTGTTTGATGAGAATGTAGAACCTGTATAACCGTCCATAGATGGTCCACAAGTAATACAAACTGGAACTTGAAGGTCTACCTCAAGATAAATCTTACCTTCAGCATCACAAAGATTGTCATACTGACCACCACCCGTTAAATCGTTGGGGAAGTAAGAATTAGCATTGTTATCACCATACTGAACAATACCTTTACCATACTTTTGAGTTACAACTCTGAACAAGTAGTTGTTTGAAGTGTTAGCTGAAGTATACCAGTTAGTAGAAACTCCTCTGATTTGTAGGTCAGCCAAGAACGACTCATTGTCAACTGGGTTACCATCAGGACCAATTAATTTACCTGTTCCAGTGTTAGAAAAGCCTGATAAAACAATAAGAACTTTTCTGTAGTTATCTAGCGTGTAAGCAGATGGAACTAAAGCATCGCCAACCCAAGCAACTGTGACAACACTAGTTGTTGGTGCTGTGATAGCTGACCACTCACCTTTTGAATAGTCGTAAAGACCTGGTGGGTCTAACGCTGGTTCATTACCTTCATAAAATCTATCATAAAGGTCTTTAGTGTCATTGTAGTTGTAACCACTATTTGGTGTTTGACCTGCAGACTGATTAGGAGAACCGTAAGGTGCCCAGTGAGTAGCGTTTGTTGCTGACTCAGTTTCATAAGACTGAATGTTAGGTACGAAGTAGAACAATTTACCAATTGGTAAGTTCATTGCTTGTACTGATACGATATCGTTAGCTAACAATTTAGAGAATACTCTTCTAACGATAGGGAAAACCACAGTTTCAAATGCACCTGTGTCAGATGTAGATGAAGCTTCGTTGATTAAATAGCTAGCTTGGTTTTCATAAAGCTGAGCGATGTTTTCTTTTAGGTGACCTTTAAGACCCTCTAAGAATCCTAATTTGTCCCACTTGCTGATAGTATCTTCCTTGATAACTTTAAGGTGCTTAAGACCAATGTTACCAACAAGACCTGATTCTAATAATGCTCCCATTTTTATTGGTTTTTTATTTTTTTATTTATTACCCTATCTTACTCATCAAATCTCTCATTCTTAAGAATTGAGGATTCTCATAAGTTTTTGATTCAATTAGGGTAGTCGCTGAACCTGAAGAAACAGTGTTATTTATTTTCTTTTCGACAGACTCATTGATTGATTTAGTTTCACTCTTAGATAATTCTTCTTTGATTGACTTATAAAGGCCTTTTGATTCTTTCAAAGTCTCAACATTGTCAAATCTTCTAAGAATATTTATTTTTTCTTTTTTAGTTGTTGAGTGTTCAGTGAACAATCTTGTAGCGTAAGCTAAATTTGAATTGAAGATTGCCACCTCATTTAATTTTTCTCTGAACACATTCAATGCTTTTCTGTATTCTTCGTTTTTCTCTCTCAACATACTAACTTCTACTTCAAGAGATTCTACAGTTACACCGTTTTTACCATACACAAAGTTTCTATTATTGGAAATGCCCTTTCTGAGACCTCTTCCTTCTTTAGAACCCATACCGTATGTTCTAGCAGCTTCTTTAGTTTCTCTCTTTTCGAAACCAGCATCATCTCTACGAGATTTTTCTTTTTTGGAATGTGAACCTTTTAGGTCTTTCATTGCGGTTTTACCGTGCTTCATACCTAATTTTTCATCTTCCTTATCTTTGTATCCCTGATGACCTTCTTTGGTTTCGATTTTTTTGGATTTACCTTCCATGTTAGCACCCTTCTTGTATTCGAATTTTGGTTTTCCAGTTCCCATCATTTTGGGACCTTCCTTCTTTTCTTCTTTGAAACCACCTTTAGCGGTTTTGTCATAAGAAAATTTAGGACCTTTACCGATTCCAACACCTTTAGGTTTAATCGATTTCTTGTGATTGTAAGCTTCGTCCATGTTCATCGCTTCGTCGAATTCTTCTTCGTCGTCTTCAGCTTCGTCCATGTTCATTGCTTCGTCGTCTTCAGCTTCGTCCATGTTCATAGCTTCATCATCTTCAGCTTCGTCCATGTTCATTGCTTCGTCGTCTTCAGCTTCATCCATGTTCATTGCTTCGTCGTCTTCAGCTTCATCGATTTCTTCTTCGTCTTCATCATCTTCATCAGCGTCCTCGCCGATTTCAATTTCATAAAAGACTTCTTCATCTTCTTCTTCACTTTCAAGTTCATCTTCTCCTTCAATAGAAGAATCTTCACTCTTAGCGAAAATTTGACGAACGATGTCATCTAATGAATCTTCGGTGTCCATGACACCCATTTCTTCCTCTTCGAACTGTTCGTTCATAGATTTTTTTGATTTTTTAGATTCACCAAGTTTGACCAAATATTCGGTATCAGCATCATTATCTGTGAGGTGAATGTCTTCACCATCTTTTTTAACAATGATACCATCCTCCTCGCTCATAGCTTTGAAAACCTTTAAGATTTCCTCATCTGAAGCGTCAGTCAAATCTATTGGACTTTCCTCAGAGTCGATTTCCATGTCCATTTCCATATCATTGGAGTCGTCCTCCATATCCATGGTATCAATGTCCATTTCCATTTCATCCTCGTTATCAGTATCCATGTCTGCGTCTGCAGGCATTTCAACATCTGCTTCAATCTCATCTTCTTGTTCAGAAAGAGATTCTTTTACTAACTGGTTGATTTCTTCCTTCATTGTAGAAGCAAGTATTCCTTTTGCGTTTTCGGCAATTGCCTCTTCAACATTTTTCATTTGAATGAGTGCCTCTTGTACTAAGTTTTTATTTTCTTGCATAGAAATAACTCTAATTTTTCTAATAAATATTGCCGTTTCATAAAAAATTATATTTCAGACTTGTATAAACAAAAAAAAAGTGGTCAGAGACCACTTTATTTATTTTTCGATTACTTCATCGATTTTACTTTCGGATACCGAAGTAATTCTCCAATCATGAGAGAAATCTTTGTATCGTGTTGTTACTTTAGCTTCAACATCTGTTACTGAGTAACCTTTAACTAATTTTTCCTCACGAATTTTTTTAATCTTACCTGTGTTTTCATCAGGTAAATCATACTGAATTTTTGCTACAAAATACTTTTCGTCCATAGAATTATTTTCCCAAATAATCGGAAAGTTTTTTCATTAAATCAATAGATTTGTCGACAGAAACACCGTTCGCTTTTTTCTCTTCCTCTAAATTTTCCTCGTATTTTTCTCTGTCATTAATGTCATTGAATAAGTATGCCCCAGGTGTGGAAGGTGAGGAAACTAAATCAAAACAAATTAGTTCAAAATCATCTTGAACTTCGTTTCTTTCTCCAACCTTTTTAAGTGAACCAACTCCTCTTGATGATATTCCTAAAGTAACACCTTGTCTCATCAAATTAGCGGCAATATCTCCTTTGGTAGATACTATACCTCTTTCATGAAAACCTGGTGATGTCAATAACTTAAGTTTGCCCATCAATATATTTTTATCCCACCATATATCAGTAATAAGATGAGATACTCTATCTAAATCTATCAAAGAAGATTCGGGGTGATTCAACTCGGAGGTTGAAAGTCCTTTTGATATAATGTTTTTATATTTTTCGGCTTCCCTTTTTAATATTTTTTCAGGATAAAAACGTCCATTCCTATTAGGTGTATTATATTTTTGTAGGACGGCATAGAATTCAAAAGGATTTTTATAATCCATTTTATTCTGTTGTTCCAAAATCGGAACATTTCTAGAGTCTCTTGGGTCTACCCATCCAGCATCCATCTCAACCAATATTCCATGACCTGTTTCGTGTGCCTCCAATATTCTCAATTCTCTCATCTATCTTTTTCAAATAAATATAACGAAATTCATTAGTAACGCTTAATCTTTCTTGGACTTTGAAAAATCAAAGTATTTGTTGTTAGATATGTTGTTTTTAAAAATGGACCTCACAATTTTTTTCACAGAATTTTTCAATTCGTTAGATTTAAAATCCAATTCTTTGTTGGTAAACAAGTTGACCTCTAAATTAAAAAATGATTTTTTCCCGTGTGAAATTCCACTAACCCTCAAATCTAAGTCCACAATACTCCTTTCCATAAAAAATTCTGTAGGAATGGATGAAAAAACTGAATGTTTTATTTCTCTATTTAGATTACAAACAATTCTATTCCAATTTTCCAAGTCAGTTTTAGGTGAAACCCAAGATTGAATGTTAATATAAATTGATTTTAGATTTTTAGAATCTACTGTCCCATAGGTAGACTTGATTGGATTGTAAATGTTCAACTTTACACTTTTGCCTTTTTTCATTAATTTTCATATTATAAAAGTTTATTTTTATAAAAATAAGATATTAACTTTTAGCAGTCAAAAGTATACTTATAAAAAATATATGTTAATCATACCTGTAAATAACGGAGAAAATTTGGAGAAAGCTCTCAAGATTTTAAAAAACAAAGTTATTAAAACCAAACAAAATCAAATCTTGTTGGCAAGAAAAGAATATACAAAACCGTCAGTGGTTAGTAGAACTTCCAAATTGAAAGCAATATACAAAGAAAGAAAAAACAAAGGATTATAGGGTCTCAGTCAAAGATAATAACTTCACAAAATTAATTTGATTACACTCCTCTATTTTGATTCTTTCAATAGTCTCAGAAATCTTATTTTTTAATTCTGATTCATTTTCTTTTTCCATAAGGGAACCAAGTTGTAACAAAGTTTTTTCCTTGAGTGAATTGAATTCTTCTTGTAATTTACCGTTATCTTTTTTTACAATTTCGAAAAAAGTTTTTTTGGATTTATCATCCATTGAATCAATATAATTTTCCAAAGTTTGATTAGCAATTTTTACCATACTTGTTGTAGGTAACTTAATTGATTCCTTCATATTGGTCTTTTCGGAACTAAGAACTTTGATTATGTTCTTTTTGGCTTGAAGTCTTTCGTGTAAATTCGTTTTATTTGTATAAACTAAAACATCAATATCAGAATAGTTGTTGGTCTTTTTTTCCAAAAGAGTTTTCGGCAACTTAATCGTGGTTAGTAACTTTTGAATAAGTGAGACACCTTCAGTTAAAAATTCTTTAGCCTCACTCTCAGAGAGATTTTGGGGTGTGGATAATTGGTCATACAAAGAATATATTTTCGAAAGGGATTTATGATTCAAAATATTTTCTTTGAACTCTCTAATTGATTTTTTAAACTCATTAGAATTTTTATAAGATTCCAACAAATTTTTTTCTATTGCCGATTTAACGATTCCGAAGGTCATTTTTTTTATTTACAGATAAATATTAGGAATTTAGTAACTTATCTAACTCTTTCGAAATTTCTCCCAAAGATTCTTGAGCAACTCCCAAATTAAGGTATTCCTTCCCTTCTATTAAATCATTTTCTACTAAAAGATTTAAATCCTTAATCTTCGACTCGGGAGTTATTCCGGCTCCTTCAGTAGGTGCTGGAGCTTCAGGGGTTTCAGGTGTCTCAGGTATAGGTGGTGGAGCAGTCTCAGTTTCAGGTCCCAACGGTAAAGGTGGTGGTGGAGTCTCTTCAGTTTCCGCCGATTGTGATTGGGTTCCACCTGTTTGTGTACCGTAAAGTTTGTCTAAGTTATCAAACACACCTGATTTAGTGATTACAGTAGGTGTTTGTTTCAGTTCTTCACCCACAGCTCTTTCAATTCTTTGTTGTTGTAAGTCTAATCTAACCTCTTCATCTGACCAACCGAAAATATGTTTCTTCGCCCATGTAGATGACGTTGCCTGAATTCCGTTACCTGGGTCAGTAACCATCTCTCTATATAACGCAACTTTTTCTTTCCACACGTCAATTTTCAATAAGTCCGCCTGAGTTGAAGGATTCGTTAAACCTAAAGTAAAATTATCCAACTCATCCTCGAAACCTAACAAAAACAAATGTACAATCGCAATTTTATTTAATTCTTGCAACATACTTTTTTGGATTCTGTTAATTGTTCTAGCAAATCTTATATCTTGAAGAGATAAGTTTTTTCCATCACCAACAACTTCTTCAAACCCTAAAAAGGCTTTTGGTACACGAAGTGCGGTCAATAACTTTTTTTGAATGTACTCAATATCAGCAATCTCTGATAAATTTGTAGCACCAGGTAATGTTTCAATAGGACTTGGTGTAGCAGGGTCTCTTACAGGTACAAAGTAATCTTGGTCAACAGCCATTTGATTGAACCTCATGTCAACCTGACCAGTTTTACTGTCGACAATCTGTTCCCTTTTGAACTTATTGGCCACACGTTGTACATATGCTTCAACATCATCGTCATTCATGTTTCCGACAAAGACCTTGAAAATTCTCCTCTCAGGTGCTCTTGATGTACGATATATCAACATAGCATCTTCAGATAACAAAAGTTGTTTCCAAATTCTTCTGGCTTTTTCTAACATAGAGGTTCCATATGGCAACCTTCTATCATCACCTAATAATCTGAAATGAGCAATTTCCCAAGATTGAAATGTCATATTTTTGTTTTTCCAATCGAAATGTAGAGCTTTTCTATCTTCAGGTCTTTCAGGTTCAACAGTAATTTTTTGACTTGTTCCAACTTCTCTCCTTTCAATTTCAATTGTTGGTAGTTGTTGACAACCTACTACCCCTCTTTCGGGGTCTAATTTTAAATAAACGAAATTATCACCATACTTACATGTGTTCCTTGTCCACATAGGTAAGTTAGTATTGATGTCCAAATTATTATTGAACAAGTCGGCTAATACACCTTTATCCTTTTTGATTCAGAATAAATTTGTAAGATAAAACCATCTTCATTTGTTGTAGTAGACTCCTCAGCATAAATGTCTAAAGCGGCAGATATTTCAGGAGTATACTCCATGGATTCGTAATCGTATTGTGCTGACAATCTCGATGGTTCATAATATATTGCTTGAGAATATAGGTTATTTTCTACTTTTGCCCATTGATTGGCCAGAAAATAGGATTGTTGTGCTTGTAATTTTTCTTTCTCATATTCTTGTTTGCTCTGTGTTCTGAGAAGTTCGGTCTTATCAAATTTGAAGGTCGGATAATCCTGATTAAGCAGAGAATTCGGTCCAAATGTCTTGGACAACCTCTGCCATATGGTTAGATTCTGGTCACTCATTTTACAATGTTACTTTATCAATAGATAAATATAAATAGTTATCGAGGACCAAATAACCACCCATATTTCATATAGTCTGCTTTGCTTGGTCCCTGACTCGGATTCATGTTTTGTCTTCCCATTTGAGGGACCATTGGATTAAAAAAATCTGAACTATTTTTGTTTTCATTTACATGTGTTGCCCACGAATTAATCATTGCCTTCGTATGATTAACA